CTATCGTGAGAAGTACGGGATGCTCAAGGGTATCGTCTCCTCGCTGGAGCAGAAAAAGGATATGCTGATTCAGTTGTCAGCTAATGCAAGAGCAGAGACGAATCTCTACAGAAAGTGATTGACAAATCAACACTAACCACCTATAATACTAACCAACAACAGGAGAACTACAATGGGAATTGACCTAGACGAACTACGCAAAAAGTACCTTGAAAGCAGCAACACTGACGAGAATGGAGACTTCCTCTCCAAGTTCCTTAACATTCAGGAGGGCACTAACCTAGTGCGTATCCTTCCTGATAAGGAGGAGCGTCCGTTCTATGCGGAAACTAAGATCCACCGTGTACCCAACGGTGAGAATGGCGTGAAGAACTATCACTGCCGTAAAGTTCACGGAGAGAAGTGCCCCCTCTGTGATGCATACTATGGCCTCTGGGACATGGTAAACAAGGGCAATCTCTCCCCCGATGCCAAGAAGAAGGCAGAGGCTCTAGCCCGCCAGATCAAGCCCCGCGACCGCTTCTACATGAATGTCGTAGACCGCGAGTCTGGTGATGTTAAGATCCTCTCCATCGGCATCATCCTTTTCAAGAAGATCGTGTCCATGATGGTGGATCCCGACTACGGCGATATCACCGATCTCAAGACTGGTCACGACTTCAAGATCGTGAAGGAGATGGATGGTCAGTGGCCCAAGTACGATCAGTCCGCTGCTCGTCCTAAGTCCACCGAAGCAGGTAGCGGCTCTGAGGTCGCCTCTTGGATGGAGAGCCTCCACGACATTCACGCGCTCGTCAAGCTCGAAGAGTTTGATGATGTAAAGGCGGCTGCTGAGGAACTTCTACCCAGCACCACTACTGAGTCATCTCTACGCCAACCCAAATCTCAAGATGTAGACGATGATGATTATCTTGCAAAGATGAGGCTTGATTCATGAACCGACTGATTATTGCACTACTTGTTATTGTTCCTCTTAGCTTCCTTGGCTCTTGTGCCATGCTAGAGGAGTTCCTAGGCGAAGGTACTGTGTTTACCACCGCTGACCAACTACAGGAAGGCCAACAGGGTGCCGTGATTCCGTGGGACCAACTTCCCGACGAGATCAAGGCTAAGATCCCAGAAGGCACCACCGTAGTCATGGCTGATAAGGAGCAACTTAAGACTGATGCTGCTTACATCCCTGCTACTCCCGGTGCTGAGGATGTTGGCGCTATCATTGACGCTGGCTTTGGTATCGCAAGCACCTTCCTTCCCGGTCTTGCTGCGTGGGAGGGTATTGTAACTCTCTTCTCTCAGCGTAAGCGTAAGCACTATGTCAAAGCTGTCAAGGCTCTTGTGCCTCACAAAGGCGATGCGACTGTCGATGTCGCTGGCACAGTAAAGGCCATTGGCTCCGCTCTTGGAATGTCTCACTCTTCTGACGCATCCAAGGCTGCTGCTGACGATGATTACGAGTACGAGTACGAAGAAGTAGTTGAAGAAACTGTCTGATAACGACAACTAGGCAACTATAATATGGGGAGCAGGATAATACCTGCTCCCCTTTTTTCATGGATAAACTAAAGATACTAGCCGCACCAGCAAACGAGGGTGGATGCGCTTACTACAGAGTGATAGGGCCAGCCAAGAAGCTCCAAGAGCTTTATGGAGACAAGGTAGAGATACGATTCAACCTAAACCCTCTAGGCATTGTTGAGTCTGGAGAGAAAGCAGGACAGTGGCAAGAGGATTGGGATTTCGAGGACCTTAAGTGGTGCGATATAGTATGGACCAATAACATCTCCAACTTCGGAGGACCTTATACTCTCAGACTTATAGGTAAGGCGAAGGAGTTCGGTAAGTTTGTTCATTACGATACCGACGATCTTTTAACTGACCTTTATCCTACACACCACCTATATGATGTGTATAAGGATAAAGGTCTTACCGAAATTACTCAAGCATGTTATGCTAACGCTGACCTTACAACTGTGACTCAAAGAAAGTTCGCAGAAAGGATCAAGCATATGTGTGGAGGAGTGCTGGCAGTAGTTAAGAATGCGATTGATTATCAACTACCCTGCTGGAACGCTGCCAAAGCCCCTGTAGCACCCTTCCTTCGCGTAGGCTGGGCAGGAGGCATCCACCACCGTCCTGATGTTAGACGAATCGCAGGTGTCCCCGGATTCGTCAATCAGCGCGTGGGCGCTCGTAAGGTCCACTGGGGCTTCTACGGAGCACCACCGCCGCCAAAGGAAGGAGAACAGGAGGGCTGGCAGCATAAGGTCTGGCATGAATATAGAAATGTTCTTACAGCAGGTATGAGAGATCGTAACTGGAACATTTATACAGCGTTCGCACCAGACAATTATGGTGGCATCTTCGCACAGATGGATCTAGCGATAGCTCCTCTAGAGATGAACAACTTTAACGATTCAAAGTCTGACATCAAGGTAGCGGAGTGTGGGCGATACAAAGTTCCTCTTGTGGCTGCTGATGTTGGGTGCTATGATGAAACAATCGAGAACGGTAAGACTGGTTATCTAATCCCACACGATGCTCCTCGAAGTGAGTGGACTAAGATTCTATCTAAGTTAGTAAATAATCCAAAGCATGTGCGTGAGATGGGAGAGAACCTTCACGCAGTTACAGAGGAGTATTTTGATCTAAACAAGACAGGGCACCTCAGACTAGATCTGTATCAACAGGCAATAGGGTTTGCAGCAGCTAAACGCAAAGACGATCTAAAGATAAACAAGGAGTGGGAATATGCCTGAGACTACAGTAGTTATTAAAACAATAGGAAGACCTACACTAGCTAATGCAGTAAGATCTGCAAAACGAGAAGGCTTTAAACCTATTATCGTCTCTGATGGGGCACCATTGACAAAGAAAATGACGCTAGGTTGTCGGCACATTGTATTAGGAAAACAATGGGGATATTATGGAGGCATGGTTACTAATGTAGGAGCAGCGATGTGTTCAACAGAGTACATGACACTCCTTGACGACGATGATGAGTTCACACTCGGTGCTGGTGATATCATAAGGTCTAAGCTAAAAGAGAACCCAGAGGTTGATGTATGGATAGGTGGGGTGCAATTTAAAACTCCTATAGCGGTGCTTAAGCAAGGAAAAGTAGTTAACGAATCTTCGATTTTAGCAATTAATCCAGAGCTAGGAGTCAGTGTAGGAAATGTAGCTATGCCTACTTATAGAATCTCCATATTTGAGCAAATACCCTTCGTCAATATCTTACCAGATGGTCGCGCCAATTTGTCAGACTACTTTCATATAAAAAAATGTGAGAATGCAGGATATAAGATTGATTGGTTTGGTCAAGCGATCTACGATGTTAGACCTACCAAAAGTGAGTTCGATACAAACGGAGGAGGAAAATGACAAAATACTCAATCATAATTCCTACAATGTGGAGGCCAGACAACTTCAAGTTAAATTTAGAAAAACTGTATAATCTTGATTTTATAGATGAAATTATTATCATATCAAATGATGCACCTACCTTTACTGATTTTGGAAGCAAGGTTCGTGTGCTTCAACAGGAAAGCAATATAGGGGTGAATCCTGCATGGAACTTGGGGGTCCGCGAGGCTAAAAACGAAGACATTGTTTTACTAAATGATGATTTTGATTTTGATAGGCAAAAGTTCTTTAAAGGTATTAAAAAATATAAGAACGATTACGCAATCATAGGAATATTTCAACATGATGGGTTCATAGCAGACGAGATATACAATCTTTCAGGACGAACTCATGCCTTTGGTTGCTGCATGTACATCAACAAGAATGATTATATCCCTATCCCAGAACAGTTAAAAATTTACTTTGGTGATGATTGGTTGATTACTACAAATATCTTGAGAGGTAAAAAAATTGGAGGGCTGACTAACATCATGACGAATGATATTCTATCTATAACCTCTACGAATTTTTATCCTCACATTATGTACGAGTTTCATGATTATAAGAAATTAATAACTGAGCAGTATAACCATAAGTATAGATATTCAATCGTCATTCCTTTCAGTAATTCTTCGACAGATCCAAGAACTATAAATAATTTATTAGATTCGTTTGAGCAGCAAACATTCAAAGATTTTGAGGTGGTACTCATCCATAATGGTCCTAATTCAGAAAACAGTGCGTTACAGCTAGAACGGCCCT